TATATCCGTAAAACAGGCTACTTTTTTAAATAGATTCATAGAATTATAATAACTTTTTTAAAAGTAAATGTCAATCCCAATCAGACGTATCAATAGTAATTGGAGCAGAAGGAGCACTTCCGCCTCCGCTATTTTGTCTAGTCCAACTTGGATTCATACCGTTCATTTCGAGAATGTCGTCTCTAATGTTTTGGTTACGTTTCTCAATGTTGATAATTCTAACGAATGAATTAGTGACAGCAGCAGTATAGTAAGCAAAAGGATTATCAGATTTGCTCTCATCGAATTGTAGTCCTATTTGAGTTAGTTGAAGAATGGCTTGACCTTTCATCTCATCGTTGTAGGTATAGCCCCTGACGTTACCTCTGGTAGCGTAACGATCACATAATTTTAAAAACATGCGAGCAAGATTATCAGTCATCTGCCCGTGATCCTTGGAAAACTTTCCAGTTTTAAGACCGCCCTGCCAATGACTCTTTCCTACTAAAATTAGATTATCATTGTCGTCAAACTTCCAATGTTGGAAAGGAGGAAAGTTTACCTTTTCGTGACTATCGGCAGTATTTTTTAGAGTCTTTTTACGACCCGGTGCCAACGGCACATGTTCGAAAGTCATTACGCGAAACACTACGTCTTGTTTTGAAACTTTTTTATAATCAATTTCAAAATCTTTAGCACTGAGTTTTTTTCCCTCGGCTAATACTGCGGCTTCGTGAGCCTTTTTAGACATCTTAGCAGCTTTATTTCTTTTGGCTTCTGCTATGGTCCTAACATTAATCTTATCTAAGCTAGTAACAATCATGTCATATTCACTGTATTCTTGTTTTGTAAAGCTACAGTAGGTATTTTTGCTTAGGTGTATTTCTCTTAAGAGATCTTTGTTAGTTAGGTATTTTATTTTTGGTGGTGCGTTCATGTATCTGAATTCTCCTATTTAAATTATAATAGCATATTTTTACTAAAATAAATAGAGTATAACATTAGGAATTTACTCAAAATGTCGTTATCTATTAACCCTATAGCAAAATTGGTGGCACAGGTCTCTAGTTCCATATCTCAAGCTACTAATCAAGCACAGGCAAATTTGCCTGCTGTTGGTGATGCAATAACCAAGGCTAATTTAGATGCTAAAGTATCACAATTAAGTGGCGGTTTAAACAGCGGCTTAAATGGATTATCTGGTGGAGCAGATTCCTTGCTTGCCGGAGCAAAATCTGCATTAAACGGTGTATCTGGTGTGTCATCTAGTATTCCTGGTGTAGGTTCTTTAGGCAGTCTACAAAGTGTAACTGGTAGCATCAGTAATATTACTGCAGATATCTCCGGAGGATTAAACAAACTTGCGGGAGGCAACCTAGCGGGAGGTCTGCAAAGTTTAGCTGGTTCTATTTCAAAAGGTGCCGGAATGTTAAACAATATTCTTAGCCTTGGTAGGGGAGCTAATCTTCCTAGCGGCGGCGAATTATTTTTAAAACAAGGAACACCAATACAGTTGTTCCCGGGAACCAAAGGTGATTGGAGAGTAAGAATCACCTGCCAGTGGAATATTTTTAACTCACCTTTATTTAAACCGTTAGAAAGAACAGGCGGTGTCGTTTGGCCGTATAATCCAAACATTACAATCAGCACCAAAGCAGAATATAATTCTATTAGCACTATCCACAGTAACTATCAAATGTATGGCTACAAGAACAGCACAGTAGATGACATTACTATCAGCGGAGAGTTTACCTGCGAAACAGAAACAGATGCAGCATACTGGATCGCAGCAACTACGTTCTTTAAGACAGCAACAAAAATGTTTTTTGGTGAAGGCGCCCTAGCAGGAAATCCTCCACTAGTCTGCAATCTAACTGGATACGGTAGTAGTGTGTTTGATAAAGTTCCTGTAATAATTAAATCATTCTCTGTTGATTTGAAAGAAGATGTAAACTACATTAACTGCAATACATTCGGAACTAATACATGGGTTCCAGTAGTCAGCACTATTTCGGTAACAGTAGCACCTGTTTACAATAGACGCAGACAACGTAAGTTCAATCTTGAACAATACTCGAGAGGAACTCCGTCGAGCGGAGTAGGATACCTATAATATGGCACAGTATACTCAATCAAGTCCTTGGGCAATAACATCACAAAATAATTTATATCTCGAGCTATTAAACATTAGACCGGTTCCTGCAGAGCCGGATGATTTTAGATATGTTATAGAAAGTCAATATAGATATAGGCCAGATTTGTTAGCCTATGACTTATACGGCAATCCTAAATTATGGTGGGTATTTGTTCAACGCAATATGGATGCAATTAAAGATCCCATCTATGATTTTGAAACTGGGACTGTAATCTATATTCCTAAAAAATCTAATTTAGAAAAGTTTCTAGGAGTCTAATGTGATTAGAGATCTTGGAAAGTCTATAGCTAATCTTATAAAACCAGACGGTAGCGGTATACTAGCAAGTCCGGGTGCTGGTTCTATAACTAAAGGTTATGCTTCTGTAGTTACAGGACTAACTACCAGCAAAGCGACTGATGCTCTTAAAGGTGGTATATCGTCAATCCTTGCCGACGCAGGGTTGTTCAATCAGATCAATACCACACCTCAAAACATAGTTCCTAATCCTTTAGAAAATTTTGCTCACTATACTCCAATATGGACCTTTGCCTGTTTAGAGCCTAAACAATATAATAATCCAGCAAGTTACAGAGGAAACCCAGCAGCACTAAAACATATTGTTTTTGCCAGCGGAGGAAGATTTGACAGTCAACGAGTTAATACAGTTCACGGTGCTCCGGAATATTTTATCAATAATTTTGTTATGGAGACTGCGATATCTGGAACAGTTAAGACAGGTAATTCAAACGCTTTCAAATTTTCATTTGATATAGTAGAACCTCACAGCATGGGTCTATTATTACAGAGTATGCAGAATGCTGCGATTAAAGCAGGCTATAATAACTATCTAAATAATTGTCCTTTTGTTCTCCGTTTAGACTTTATGGGTTATGACGAAGATGGTCGAATAATGACTTCGATTAAGCCTAAATTTTGGACAGTGGCTCTAACCAAAGTAACATTCTCAGTAAACGAAAACGGCAGTGTTTATAAGGTAGACGCTGTGCCGATGAGCCATAAAGGTTTTTCAGATATCACTAACATTGTTTACACAGATGTAAAAATTGCCTGCTCTGAAACAGGACCAGATGCCGGCACAGTGAAAGATGTTTTAGTTTCAGGAGAAAAAAGTCTTTGTGCATATCTAAACGATCTTGAACAAAAATATCTTGACGAAAAACAGATCAAAATAAAAGATGTTTATGTTATTGAATTTCCGGAAAAATCAGATGAATTTTTAAACGCATCACCTATTCCTGGAACTGAAAGAAAAGCCACGCTTGATCCTAACGCCAAAGATAGGGTAACTGTTGCAGGTAAAAATGTAGCGGTGTCCTTAGATTTTGGATCTAACGATATAGGTGCAAGTGATTTTGGTTTTGATCAGAAGTCTGGCGGTAATTATCCGTTCGCTCGATACGGTGATAAAGTTGATCCTAAGACGGGTGTTGTGTCTAGAGATAGGATGCAGATCAATCCTAAAACTAGAGTTTTTCAATTCACACAAAAACAAAGTATAACGTCGATTATTAACCAAGTGATATTGAATTCTGTTTACGCTAAAAAAGCCATCGATCCAAAAAATTTAACTCCGGAAGGATTTATCAAGTGGTGGAGAATTGATGTCCAGGTTCAATTATTAGATCTAGATCCGTTGATCGGAGAATATGCACAGAAATTTATTTTCCGTGTTGTTCCTTACATGGTCCATCATACTATTTTTAGTCCTCCGACCGCAGCACCAATTGGTTACGATGAACTTAAAAAACAAATCTGTAAACAATACAATTATATCTATACAGGACAAAACGTAGATGTTTTAAAATTTGATATTCAAATTAACAATTTATTTTTTACAGGTAAAAATACCAGCTCTGAACAGAAGAGCGGCTCAGTATCTAATCAAGACCAAAAAGGTGTAGCCACTGATACTGTAAAAGGTGCAAAGACCACAGAAGGTGCGGCACCCACCGCGCAACAGGCTACTATGGGTCGAGCAAGAGTTAAAAAAGATCCAGCTACACTGAGCAATATTGCGGGCGGAAATTCAGATAAAGACACAGAACAAAAAGTAGCTGAAGCTTTTCATAAATCATTTATTACTGCAGGTAGTGGCGATTTAGTAAACGTTGATCTAGAAATTATGGGAGATCCTTACTGGCTAATTGACAGCGGCATATCAAATTATTTTGCTAGACAAAGTAATAAAAGTAAATTATTAACTGAGGACGGAACAATGAATTATGAAGGAGGAAATGTGTTTGTTTATTTGACATTTAGAACCCCTTCAGACCTAGATGAAGTTACTGGTTTATATCAATGGCCAAAAGACGGAGGAGAAAGTCCGTTTAGTGGAATTTATCGTGTAACAAAATGTGACAATACATTTACAGACGGTATCTTTAAACAAAAACTTAAATGTGTTAGACAACCTGGACAGAGTCAAGATTACGGCAAACAGAATCCTAATGCTATCGGTAATCTTGTTATCGACAAACTTAAATCTATGGCTACTACTGTTGCAGGCGAAGTTAAAGATAAAAGCACTCCGGCTCAAGAACCGATATACGGAGGCGAAGGCGAATAATGGCACAAGAAAAACGATCATCGTATTCGGCAAGAGAAGGCGCAAGTTTAGAAAATGGTCCTTATCTAGCTAGGATCGTGGGACATCTAGACCCTAGTCTTATGGGCAGTCTAGAAGTAACATTACTAAGAGAGCAGGGCAATACCGTAGGTGACGACAATCAAAGTTACGTGGTCCGATGTGCAATGCCGTTTTTCGGCTATACTGCTTTTGAGTTCATGGGGCAGAACGATGCTTCTAAAAAAACCATAGATGGATATAACGACACACAAAAGAGTTATGGTATGTGGTTTGTTCCGCCTGATATTGGTGTTAACGTTTTAGTATTTTTTGTTAACGGAGACCCTAGCCAAGGTTATTGGATGGGCTGTGTTCCTGGAAAGTTTATTAATAATATGGTGCCTGCAATAGCAGGGTCTACTGAAGTAGACATGGATTCGGATGATAAGAAAAAATACGGAACAAAACAACCGCTGCCTGTGGCAGAGATCAATAAAAAACTTAATACTAAGACCCAGACCATTGATCCAGACAAAATAAAAAAAGTTGTTCATCCTATAGCTGATAGATTTTTAGAACAAGGATTATTAGAAGACGACACTAGAGGCGTAGTAACAAGTTCTGCAAGACGAGAAGCGCCAAGTGCAGTATACGGTATTAGCACTCCTGGACCATTAGACAAAAGGCCCGGAGCAAAAAAATCTCTAATAGGTAAACAAGAAGACCTTACACAAACAACGGTTCCGGTTAGTCGATTAGGTGGAACACAATTTGTTATGGACGATGGCGATGAACGCTATCAAAGAAAAAAATCTGCTAAAGAAGGACCGGTAGAGTATGCAGATGTATTAGCCGGTGAAAAAGGTGATCCTACAATTCCCTATGGCGAATGTTTAAGATTACGCACAAGGACGGGTCATCAGATACTTTTACATAATTCTGAAGATTTGATTTATATCGGCAATGCTAGAGGAACTACGTGGATAGAATTAACTAGCAACGGCAAAATAGATATCTATGCCAAAGATAGTGTTAGTGTTCACACAGAAAATGATTTAAACATTCGAGCTGACAGAGATATTAATTTAGAAGCTGGTCGAAATATCAATATGAAAGCTATCGGTGGTCGCACAAGAATGGAAATGGCACAAAATTGGGAAGTGCTAGTCGGCCAAGATGGCAAAATCTCAGTAGGCGGTGTATACGAGCATGTAGCTGTTGGAGACACTAAAATCACAGTAGGTGCTAATTTTGATCTTCGTGTAGGCGCTGCCAGCAAATTTACAGCCAGTGGAACTACAGATATCAAGAGCGGCGGGAATATCACGCAGAGTGGCGCTAGAATTGACTTAAACAGTTTTCCAGCAGTTACCGCTGCTGCGGCCACGCCAATTGAACCTATACCAACACACGATAATATTTCGACAAGTGTTGATGCAGGATGGGATAAAAGATACATTTCAGAAAATATTAGTAGCATTATGAAACGTGTTCCTATGCATGAGCCTTGGCCTCTGCACGAAAACCAAGCACCAGAACAATTAACACCTTCTAACACAGATAGGGAAGTATAATCATGGCAAATAAACTTTATAATCAAAAAACTGTAGCAACTAATACAGCTAGTATAGGAACACAAGGCAACACCAGTTTTGCCTATAAGGGATTCAATTCTTTAGAAAGTAAACGAAACTATAAATTATTCGATGTTGATCTTGTTAAGCAAGACCTTATAAATCACTTCTATATCCGCAAGGGAGAAAAATTAGAAAATCCAGAATTTGGCACAGTGATCTGGGACATTCTTTTTGAGCCTTTCACAGAAGAAGTTAAAAATATCATTTCAAAAGATGTTGAAGAAATTATAAACTACGACCCGAGAATTTCAGTTAACGAAATACAGATAGATAGCACAGATCAAGGTATTAGAATACAGGCAGATATTACCTATATTCCATTTAACATCAACGAAAGAATGACATTTAACTTTGATAAGAACAACAGTATTATTAACTGACCATATTATTTTGTTTGGTAAATATTAGATAGGACCGAAAAAATGACAACAACATCTAGACAAAATAATTTAATTCTAAATCAAGATTGGACTAGAATCTATCAGACATTTAAAAATGCTGATTTCAAATCTTACGATTTTGAAAACTTACGCAGAGTTATTATTACCTATCTGCGTGAAAATTATCCAGAAGATTTTAACGATTATATTGAGAGCAGCGAATACATGGCTCTCATTGATGCAGTTGCATTTCTAGGACAAAGTCTGGCTTTTCGGATAGATTTAGCCAGCAGAGAGAATTTCATTGAACTAGCTGAAACTAAAGAAAGTGTTATTCGTTTAGCGAAGATGTTGAGTTATAATGCTAAACGCAATGTTTCGGCACAAGGTCTTTTAAAATTTACAACAGTTACTACAACAGAGGAAGTGTTTGATAGTAACGGAAAAAATCTAGCACAACAAATTATTAGTTGGAATGATCCTACAAATACTAACTGGTTAGAACAATTTATTTCAGTGTTAAATTCTGCAATGGCAGATAATACAGAATTTGGTCGAAGCCAGGGATCTGCTGTAATTCAAGGAATACAAACAGAACAATATAGATTTAGAACTATTTCTGCAGACGTTCCTATCTACTCTTTTAGCAAGACTGTAGCCGCTAGAGGAATGGCTTTTGAAATAGTGTCAACAGCATTCAAGGGAGCAGAGTCTCCCTATGAAGAACCACCAGTTCCTGGCAATCAAATAGGATTCATTTATAGAAACGATGGTTCTGGACCAGGAAGCGCAAACACTGGTTTTTATATGATGTTCAAACAAGGTAGTTTAGAACTTGCAGATTTTTCTATAGACGTTCCAACTACTAACGAAACTGTAGCAGTAGACGCTACCGGAATTAACAATGATGATGTTTGGTTGTTTGGTCTAAGCGCGGGCGGGATTCAACTCGACCAATGGACTCAGGTAGCTAATCTAGTAGGAAATAATATTGTTTATAATAGTATTTCTCAAAACATAAGAAACATTTATTCTGTAGTTACCAAAGACAAAGACAGAGTTGAATTAGTGTTTGCTGACGGAATTTATGGTAATCTTCCTCAAGGAAGTTTTAGAGTATATTATAGAACAAGCAACGGTTTGTCTTATACTATATCTCCTAACGAGATGAGAGGAATTAATATCACTATTCCTTACACCAACAAACGAGGAGAAGAGCATAATCTTACAATCGGCTTAGCTTTACAATATACTGTGGCTACATCTGCACCTTCAGAAGGCATTGACACTATTAGAACAAATGCTCCTGCTAGTTTCTATACACAAAATAGAATGATCACAGGAGAAGATTATAATCTTGCTCCGTTGACCAGTAGTCAAAATATTTTAAAAGTAAAATCAGTTAATAGAACCAGTTCTGGAATTTCTAGAAATTTTGACATCATAGATGCTACCGGACGCTACAGTTCTGTTAATGTGTATGCGAACGACGGCTACATTTATAAAGAAGAAACAGAAAAAGTTTTAACTTTTAAGTATACTAGTAGAATCGATGCAATCAATTTTATTAGAAGAACAGTAGAACCTCAGTTTTCAAACGATGATACATTCAATTTTTATCTTACAAAATTTGATAAGATTCTGTTCACATCGGGAGAAACGATTGAATGGAAGACCATTACTTCAGATGTGAGTCAGTCGACCGGATATTTTAAGAACGGAACTTTTTTATCTAAAGTTGGATCTTATGCTACTAACAGTTTAAAATATGTAACAGCTGGATCTTTAATTAAATTTGTTCCTCCTACGGGTTTTGCATTTAAGAAAAACAAAATTGTAGCCGCTGATTCTAGCGACCCGGACCAGCTAAAATATATTTGGGCCAAAGTAGTTAAGGTAGTGGGAGACGGAACCAACGCTGGTAGAGGAACATTACCGTCTGGTCTAGGCCCTGTTACTTTGAGCGAAAATATTCCAATGGATGTAGCAACAGACAGATATGCGATTGCTACTAGAGTAGTTCCAAAGTTTGTAAATGATTTATCTACAGCTATTGAAACTGAAATGGTAAATCAAATATCTCAAGATTTAAATTTTGGTTTGCGATATAGTGTATCAGAACAAACATGGAAAATTATCACAGCTACAAACTTAGATTTATTAAGTGATTTTAATTTAGGTAAATCTGGAGATACAACAAATGCGGCTCTTGATAGTTCTTGGATTATCGCTTTTGTAAAAGAAGCAGACAGATACAATATAAGAATCAGAGGATTGAATTATATATTTGGTAGCATCCAACAAAACAGATTCTATTTCGATGCCAACGAAAAAGACTATAATGATCGCCTAGGCAAAGTTGTTAAAGATACTGTAAGCATACTAGGAATAAACACAGCTAAAGATAGAATCACCCCATTGATATCTGATATCGATTTCGAAATCGCAGATACTATTAAGTTTGACGATGGATATGAAAGTATTCAGGAAATTAAATTAGCCTTCAAAGATACCGACGATGATGGCGCTATCGATAACCCAGATGCGTTTGAAGATGTCGTGGGAGAAGACAGTCAATTAAGTTACATTTTCTTCCAAGAGATTGTTGATGACAACGGATATGTGACTAGAACATTAATCGATAATTCAAATGATACAATATTAGTATATCAGAAAGAATCATTGATCAACATCAACAACTTTGAAGACGGTCAGTTAATTTATTTCTATGATGTAAATGAAAATCGTGTGAAGCGTGTTAATAAAACTACAAATACTTTAGATTTAGAAAATTCTTATAGAGGAGTTTTTGGTAGATCTGATATTAAGTTTCAGTATATTCACAACGCCAGCATCAATAGAAGAATAGACCCAAGCGCCAGCAATATTGTTGATGTTTATTTGTTGACAAGAAGTTATAATACATCGTTTAGAAATTATTTGGCTGGCGCTGCTAATAAACCAGAACCACCGAATAGCGATAGTTTAAGAATAAGCTTCGGTCTAAAACTAGATAATATTAAATCCATCAGCGATGAAATCATTTATCATCCGGTAGAATATAAAGTTTTGTTTGGATCTAAAGCAGACGAAAAACTTCAAGCATCATTTAAGGTAGTTAAAAATCCTACTAAGAATATAAACGACAACGATCTTAAGGTTAGAATTATTAATGCTATTAATGAATTCTTTGACGTAAACAATTGGGATTTCGGTGATAAGTTTTATCTTAGTGAAATGATCACTTATGTTATAAACAGCGTATCACCTGATGTAAGTAACATGGTAATATTACCAAGACAGCCTAGCCAAGAATTTGGCAGCTTGTTTGAAATTCAAAGTAAGAGCAGCGAAATATTTGTCAGCGGCGCAACCGTCGACGATATTGAAATTGTATCGGCTATTACAGCAGCAGAGGTAAGAGCCAGTGTTAATAGTATTGTAAGTTCAACATAATATGGCAGATAAAAAATTTCCAAAAAGCGGACTACCTGTTAGAAAAACTGTAGACCTATTACCGGCAGTCTTTAGAACTCCTACTAACGATAAATTTTTATCGGGCGTATTAGATCCTTTGGTTCAACCGGGAGTGTTAGAAAAAACTGTAGGTTATATTGGTCGTCGATACGGAAAAACTTTCAACGGAAAAGACGTTTATCTTGACACAGACAATACATTACGTAGCAGATATCAATTAGAGCCTGGAGTAGTTTATAGTAAAGATCAAAAAATATTAGATTATTATGACTACCTTGATTTTAAAAATCAATTAAAGTTTTTTGGTAATAATGAAGATCGAGACGATCTCTTTACCAGTCAAGAGCACTATACTTGGAACCCACCGATTGACTGGGACAAGTTTGTAAACTATAGAGAATATTTCTGGGCACCAGAAGGACCTCCATCTGTGCAGGTATATGGACAGTCGGCGTCGATCGTCAGCACCTATAAAGTTAAAAGTTCTGTAAACAGTTTTATATTCACACCGGATGGATATACAAACAACCCTTCCTTAACTTTATATAGAGGGCAAACTTATAAATTTGTGGTAAATCTTCCTAATGATGGATTTGCTATCAGATCAAGCTATGATACTGGTTCATTAACCTACGATCCTAATAGAACTTATTTTGCTGGTTCGGTAGTTGTTTACGATAATAAACTATGGAAAGCTAAAGTTGAAGTATTAGCTAATGACGGAAGCAGTATTGATATTAACAGTCAAGACTGGGAATTTGTTGAAATTGTTTCCAGCCAGGCAACTTCTTTAGATTACAATCAAGGAGTTACAAATAATAAAATCGAAAACGGAACTGTGACTTTCACTGTTCCATATGATGCTCCTGATATTTTATATTATCAAAGTGTAACAAGCCCAGACAAGTTTGGACGATTTGTCATCGCTGACATCGAATCTAATACTAAGATCAACATTGACAAAGAAATTTTAGGAAAAACAAACTATCAAAGCAGCAATGGAGTGAAATTTACCAACGGTTTAGTTGTAGAATTTATGGGAAATGTTACCCCAGAAAAATATTCTTCTGATTCATGGCTAGTTGAAGGCGTTGGAAATAAAATCACGTTGACTAAATTCTCCGATTTAGTAGTTCCTGTTCTGTCAACAGATCTTCCTGAAGTGTTATTCGACAACGAAGGATTCGACACACAACCATTCGACGATGCCAGCGCATATCCTGGCACCAAAGATTATATCACTATTTCTAAAGATAGTAAAGATATCAATCCGTGGAGCCGTTACAACCGCTGGTTCCATAGAAGTGTATTAGAATATTCTTATAAATTCAGAGGGCAGGATTTTGACTCACCAGAGGCATCGAGAGCAAAAAGACCAATTATTGAGTTTTTGCCTAACATAAAATTATTCAATCATGGATATATCGCAAAAGCCACAGTTGATTATATTGATGATTTTACTGATGACATCTTTAGCAAAATTGAAGGCAGCACAGGTTACAACATCGATGGTGAATTTGTTTTTGAAGGTGCAAGAGTTTTAGTAATAGCTGATACTGATGCTCTAGCTAATAATAAAATTTATAGAGTTACATTTATAACTCATAACAACCGCAGACAAATTAGTTTAAAAGAAGAAGTTGATTCGCTGTCAACCATCGGAGAATGTGTATTAATTCGTCGAGGAAATAATAATGCAGGCTCGATGTTTCATTATAACGGAACAGCATGGATAAAGAGTCAAGAAAAAACTTCAGTAAACCAAGCACCACTGTTTGATGTATTTGATGAAAACGGTGTTAGTTTTTCCGACCCAGATACATATCCGGTAAGTTCTTTTAACGGAACTAAACTAATGTCCTATAAAGTAGGAAATACAGCATTAGTTGATAAAGAATTAGGATTCGTTTTAAGTTATCAAAAAATCGACAATGTCGGAGATATCCTATTCAATTGGGATTGGGACTCTGATATTTTTTATTATACCGTTGATCAAACAAGACATAGTAAAAAGATTTCAACTGGATTCTATGAATTTTCTCAAAATTCAGTTTATGAAAATGCTTGGATAAAATTAGCTAATACTTTTGTTCAACCAATCGTTGACAGTCAAATTGTTTCAGAAGCAACATCTACATTAACTTTTAAAACAATATATTGGACTGATTTAGTATCAGATCCGATCATTCGTTTTTATATAAACGGAAATCAGTATACAGGCACTTATACAAGACAAGGTGATACATTTACCTTTGATCATACATTCAGCGAAAGGGATGTGGTATCTGTTAAGATTATCACAGATGTTGAGCCCGATCAAGGATATTATGAAATTCCTGCCGGCCTAGAAAAAAATCCTTTCAACAACGATTTAACTGAATTTACACTAGGTCAAGCTATTGATCATGTAGTTACGTCTATCGAGTTCGATGACGACTTTTCCGGAGTTATTCCCGGAGCATCTAATTTAAGAGATTTGTTTGATCATAGATCTTATGGAAAGAGATTTTTAAAACATTCCGGAATAGCACCGATTTCTATTAGTCTGTTATGTGATAAGACCAACAACATTATAAAAGCGTTACAATATGCTAATAAATCTTACACAACATTTAAGAATAATTTTTTACAAAAAGCTACAGAAATAGATTTCAATAACAACATCGCTAATTTTGTTGACGATATTGTATCGGATCTCGGAAGAGTTAAAAGTATAACAAGTCCGTTCGCTGATTCAGATATGATCGGTAGCGGTGCTTACAATTTAATTAGATATGTAGTTGAAGACGAGGGAATCAAAACTTTTAGTTTATCGGAAAAGTTTAATTTAACAGAATTAAGCAGACGTGCGGTTTATGTTTATATTAATAATCAACAATTATTAAACTCACGAGATTATGAATTTGATTCTACATTCGGATTTTTAAAATTAAATGTTAATTTACAAATCGGAAGTGTGATTGAAGTTAGAGAATATGTAACAACTTCTGGATGTTATATTCCCCCTACTCCAACAGCAATGGGACTGTATAAAAAATACACTCCTATGAAGTTTCTTGACGACACATATCAAGAACCAAGATATGTTATCCAAGGACACGATGGTAGCATCACTGCTACATTTGGAGATTATAGAGACGATCTATTATTAGAACTAGAGTATCGAATTTATAACAATATTAAAACACAATACGATCCTTCAGTGTTTGATATCGATACAATAGTTGGAGGATATAACGGTTATGGTTTATACAAAAAACCTCAGCTAGATGAAATTATTTCTCAAAATTTCTTGAAGTGGATAATGAATACCAGCATCGATTATATCAATAATGATTATTTTGATAGCCAAAATTCTTTCACTTACACTTACTCTAATATGACCGATCCAACAGGATTGCAAAATCTTCCTGGATTCTGGAGAGGAGTATATCAATGGTTCTACGATACAGATAGACCACATCGCTGTCCTTGGGAAATGTTAGGATTCAGCGAAAAACCAACATGGTGGGAAGATCAATACGGTCCGGCTCCTTACACAAAAAACAATTTGCTATTATGGGAAGATTTGCGAGATGGTATAATTCGTCAAGGTCCTAGAGCCGGAACATACGATCGATATAAGCGTCCTACAATTATGGGGCATATCCCAACAGATGAGGATGGCAAATTACTAAGTCCTCTTGAATCAGGACTAGCTGGTAACTTTACCTTAGTTAATAATAGAGGTCCGTTTAAATTAGGAGATGTTGCTCCTGTCGAATACGCCTGGAGATCAAGCTCAGAATGGCCATTCTCTATTGTTATGGCAATGTGTTTGATGAAACCTTTTGAGTATATTACTACTCAATTAGACACATCAAAAACAATAACCAATAAATTAGATCAAACTGTTAACGCATCTACTAAGTTATTTTCTAAATTAACTGATACAATCGATTTATCAAATGACGCTATAAACAGCGGTTTGATACAATATCTAATTGCATATGTAAAATCCAAAGGATTAGATACTGATTCGATCGTTGAGATGATCAATAATCTTGATGTAAGATTGTCATCGAGATTATCTGGATTTGTTGACAAAGCTCAACAAAAGTATTTGTTAGATTCTAAGAGTCCAAGCAGTTCTAGCAGCACAGTTTTCGTTCCAGCGGAGAACTATGATATTATTTTTAATGTTAGCACACCTATTTCAAGTATAACATACAGCGGTGTAATTTTAGAAAAGACAGAAGGCGGCTGGACGATTAACGGTTACGATGATGTGTTGCCGTATTTTAACTATTATGCTGCGGTTCCTAACCAACGAGATCCGTTGATGTCGGTAGGCGGAGTTAGCGAAAGATTCTTAGAATGGGAAGCTGACAAATTATATAATAACGGTCAGTTAGTTAGATATCAGAATGTTTATTTTAGAGCTTTAAGAACACATACTTCTACAGACGAATTTGATTCTTCTCTATGGTCTAAGTTAACAGGTATACCGCAAACCGGCGGCGTTGAAGCATTTAGAAGAAGAAATTTCAACACATTAAGAGTTCAAAAACTTAGCTACGGAACTAGATTGTCTACAATTCAATCTGTAGTAGATTTTCTTTTAGGCTATGAGCAATATTTAAAATCAGTAGGATTTAAGTTCGACAATTACAATCCAGAAATACAGGCCAATGAAGATTGGTCAACTGCTGCCAAAGAATTCCTATTCTGGACAAAACAAAACTGGATGATTGGATCATTGCTGACCCTTAGCCCTGCTGCGAATAAACTTTATATTAGCACACCAGTTGGAGTTTCAGATAGTCTATTAGACAGTTTTTACGACTACAATGTTTTAAAGGTTGACGGAAAACCTTTGATACCTGCCTTTATCAACGTTAACAGAGAGTTTCAATCGTTAACAATAGAAACTACAAATACTACAGATGGTATCTATTACTTGAAATTATACTACGTTCTAAAAGAGCACGTTGCGGTATTCACAGATAAAACAGTTTTCAATGATGTAATTTACGATAAGACTACTGGTTATCGACAAGAGAGAATTAAAACTCAGGGATATAGAACAATTGACTGGGACGGAGATTACACCAGCCCTGGATTCTTGTTTGATAATGTAAACATAGATCCTTGGATGCCTTGGACTGATTATAAGCTAGGGGATATTGTATCATATAGATCTTATAACTGGACCAGTTTACAAAATCAAAACGGCACAGAATTGTTTGATGAAACTAGGTGGACTAAATTAGATTCCACACCAGAAAAACAACTCATTCCTAATTTTGATTTTAAAATAAATCAGATTTACGATTACTACAATGTTGATTCTCAAGGAATCGGAGAGTCTCAACGTGCATTGGCAAGACACACTGTTGGATATCAACAAAGAGAATATTTGCAAAATCTAGCAGAAGATCCTGTAACACAATTCCAACTATATCAAGGATTTATTAGAGAAAAGGGAACTATAAATTCTGTTACAAAAGTATTTGACAAATTAAGTAGAACTGCTGATACTAGTATTGATTTAAACGAAGAATGGGCTTTCCGATTAGGTAGACTTGGCGGTGTTGACCAAGTATCGGAAGTAGAATTCACTGTTCTAAAACAAAATTTTGAATTAAATCCGCAGCCTCTATTGTTCGTAGAATTTCAACCGTCAGTTGAAACAGATCAAAATTATCGAATAGTAAAAGCCGATTTTACAATCGAGCCTATTCCTTACACTACTAATATCAATCCTGTTTCTTTTGAAACTAAGCCAATTAAAACTGCTGGGTATGTTAATAATCTAACAGTTGATTACATTATTAAATCTAGAGAAAACCTATCTGATTTAAACATCGAAGAGATGTTTGATAATTGCCATATATGGGTAACATTTGATGGCCCCGAGTGGCAAGTTCTACGATTTAATCAAAGTCCTTTATTAACTATCGAGGGAATAATCAAGACAGGAACTGCTGTAACCATCACATTATCTAGATCTCATAATTTTGTAGTAGGTGATTATATCGGTATCAAAGATGTTATTAACTTAACCGGGTTTTTTAAAATCACAGAAATTGATACAAGAACAGTCACAGTTACAGTTGCTGAAGATGCTCAAGACCCAGAATATGACATCAGCTCTATAACACCGATTTATATTTTAACTGAGTCAAGATTTAAATCTTATGAAGATATTAATCCAGGGTCAATGGCATTGTTAAAAGACAATTCTAAACTTTGGATTGATAACAACGGCAGCGACCTTTGGGAAGTTATTAATAAGAAAAATCAATATACTGATTTATCTATATCTGAGTATGGAATTACAACTCCATTGTATGCAGGAACTAAGGTTTTATACGACGATAATTTAAAACAAGTCATCTCAAGTATACCGGGCTCTGGTTACGTGATGTGTTACGTTGAGGGGACTACTGGGCTAGTTCTCAAACAAATTGTTGCACCACCGTCTGGTATTGAAAACAGTGTTAGAGGATCGTTCGGAGCTAAAATGGCTATCACTCCTGATAGCAGATTTTTAATTGTTGCAAGTCCATCCGCTAATAATGTTCCTAGCGATTATGTTGGCGAATTTGATAATACTAAAAATTATCTTGTTGACGATGTTGTATTGTATCAAGGTAAATTATGGAAAGCTGTCCAAGACGTTAGAGCAGACGGCAGCACCGCAGATTTTGACACATCGGATTGGACCATAGCTGTTAATATTCCAGCAACTCCTGTTGGATCCGGTTTTGGATCAGCTGCACAAGGAATGATCTCCATTTATGAATATGTAAATCAACAATGGACGATTTCAGAATCATTTGTAAGCCCAAGACCTGCTAATGCAGAAAATTTTGGAGCCGACGTTTGTGTAGGGCAGAGCGGATCTAAATATTACCTAGCAGTTTCTGCTACAGGAGCATTAGATAAACGCGGCAGAGTTTATCTGTATGTTTACGAGTCAGGTGAATGGAAACACCTAGAAAACGAAAATTATAAAGGCATATACAATTCAAGTCCAGCTGCATACTATCCAAGAGGTTCTATAGTATGGTATAATGGCGGACTATGGCAAGCTAACACAGATACATTCGGCGACGGCAGCACCATAAGTGTTGATTCGTTAAGTTGGACTAGAATCGATCCTGTTTCGACCCAATGCTCATTGCCACAAAACATTGCACTAGACGATGACGGATCAACATTAGCACTAGGTCTTGTCAGCGAAACACAATTAGCTGAGCTGGTAAAACAAGGCGACGAGTTTGGTTTCAGTTTAGCCATGAGCAGAGATGGTAGTATATTAGCTATAGGATCTCCTAACAGCGACGGACAATATTTTGCCAACTACAGAGGTATATGGAGACCAGACATCGAATACATCGAAGGCGACGTGGTCAAATACGATAACATATATCATAAATTAACACAGCGAATTGGCGAGATCGGTGATTCTACAACCAGAAGTTATAACGAAGAGCCTGGTCGCTTACCTTGGGAAAACGTCGGTGACAGCTCTTCAGAATCATCTGGAAAAGTTTACATCTATCAAAGAAATAGTAATGATCTGTATCAGTTAAAACAAACTATCAATAACGGTTCTATGGCTAATCTAAATGATATAGATTCTGGATCATTGATTAGTTCGGGCGATCAGTTTGGATGGAGTTTAGATTTAGATTACAGCGGATCAACACTTGTTATTTCTAGTCCGCTAGCGGATATTAATTTACAAAATCAAGGTAGCGTATATGTATTTAGAACAGACGGATATGCTCCTGTTGAATATCGTTTAAAACAAAAACTTGAAAGTTATGAACAATATCCTAACGAATACTTTGGTCAAAATGTTCAGATAAGTGCTAACACAGAAAAAATTGTTGTAGGAGCTAAAAATTCTCCGTTTATTATTCCTACAAGATTAGACATGACTGTTGGAACTATCTTTGACAAAGGCAGAACTAAGTTTATCGAAAGCCAAGGTTATAGTGGTGCTGCTTATGTATTTGAAATCAAAGACAGCATTTATTTCTTAGCAGAAAAATTAGACACAGATTTTACACCTTTTGAAAGTTTTGGTTACAGTGTTGATGTTAGCGCATCTGCAATAGTAGTAGGATCTCCTGACTATCGTAATACAACTACCGGGTTGAAAACAGGAAATGTTAGACTATTCAAGAAAGACGCATCAGTTAATTCTTTAAACATCATTGGTCAAGAAACAGCAACTATAGATATTTCTATGATCAAGAGTATTTCGATGTTTGATACTGAAAAGAATTATAAAATACAAGAGCTTGATTACATCGATCATGCAAAATTAAAAATTTTAAATTCTGCAGAATCAGAAATTAAATTTAAAACTTCTTTTGATCCTGCTGTCTATAGTATAGGAACAGAGGAACAGGTTGTAGATCCTGAAACTGCATGGACCACAAAAAATGTTGGATTGTTATGGTGGAACCTATCTACAGCTAAGTGGAAAAATTATGAGCAAGGCGACCTAGCATATAGACTAGGTAACTGGAACGGATTAGCAGAAGGATCAACCATTGACGTATACGAATGGGTTGAAACACCATTATTACCCAACGAATGGTCGGCCCTGGCAGATACTAATGAAGGATTAGCTGAAGGGATTTCCGGACAACCGTTATATCCAAACAACGATGTATATTCTGTAAAATATCTGTTTAATTCTCTAGGTGAGCCTACAGATACGTTGTATTATTATTGGGTAAAAAATAAAGTTGTAGTTCCGGAGAACATGCCGGGCAGAAACATTTCTGCAGCCGCAGTGGCCAATCTAATTTCAAATCCCACAGCATCTGGTGTGGCTTTTGTCTCTTTAATTGATAAAGATAAACTATTAACTTATAATTTACCGTCAGTGATGACTTCAGCTACTGCGGTAATTAATTTACAATTTAGAAAAGATTATTCCGAACTGAACCCTATTCATAATGAATATCAACTATTGTCGGACGGTATTGCAGATAGCTTGCCTTCGACGAAATTAGAAACAAAGTGGTTCGATAGTTTAATAGGCTACGATCAAGCAGGTAATCGTGTGCCAGATCCAGACCTACCAATTAAACAAAAATATGGAATAGCATTTAGACCTAGACAAAGTATGTTTGTTAATAGGTTGGCTGCATTAAAAATCGTTGTCGATAATGTCAATGCAATTTTATATAAAGAGCCATTTGCTGATACAATTAATTATGAAAATTTAAACTTGGTCGATCTAGCACCAAGCGAAGCACTAAATCTTTATGATGTAACTGTAGACACTTATAACGATTTGGCCGTTGTTGGAACAGTAAGAACCAAACAAGCAAAATTGCAAGTAAACATTGTCGACGGTGAAGTTGATACGATCGATATATTAGATCCGGGTGCTGGATATAAAGTTTCTCCTCCTATAGTAATCGATGGTGACGGTAAAGGTGCCAAAGCTGTGGCTATTATAGATAATCAAGGAAGAATTTCTTCAGTAAGAATTGATTCGAGAGGCAAGAGATACAATTCTGCAACAGTTAGTGTAAGACAATTTTCTGTGTTGGTAAATTCAGATTCAACAGCTAACGGATTTTGGAGCATTTATGCTTGGGACGACATAAGAAAAACATTCTTTAGAAGTGCATCTCAGGCCTATGACACCACTAGATACTGGGAATATATTGACTGGTATAAAGATGGATACGGTGTAGGAACTCGATTAGTAAAAGAAATTTCTCAAGTTTTCGAAGAATCGACCATTGATGTAAGTATTGGTGATGTAATTCAAGTTAAAGAATATTCTAGCGGTGGATGGGCATGGTTTGAAAAGACATCTGATGCTGCCGGAACATTCTTAGATAGATTTACAATGGTTGCAAGAAAACAGGGAACTATTAAATTAAAAGACACGTTATACAATATTAATACAGCAGGTATTGGTTATGATAATGTTTCTAGCTTCGACACTGGTTTTTATGATATTGAAAATGCAAAAGAATTAAGAAATATTCTTAAAGCAATCAAAGAAGATATCTTTATTAATAACTATGCTGTCGAATGGAACAAGTTATTTTTTACCTGTATCAGATATGTATTTTCAGAACAGTTATATGTTGACTGGGCTTTTAAGACCAGCTTCTTAACAGCTATTCATAATATAGGTAATTTAGAACAAAGATTAAATTATAAAAATGATAATTTAAAGAATTTCCAAGATTACATTGACGAAGTCAAACCATATAGATCGACAGTAAGACAATACATCAGCCGATATGACAGTGTCGAGCCATTGGGTATGGCTGCTACAGACTTTGACCTTCCTGCAGAGTATGTTGAATTAGAAGGTCGAATTCTTCCAGTTAACAAAAATAGTAACAGTATTAATTCCTATCCATGGAAATGGTGGAAAGATAATTTAGGCTTTTCAATTGTTGATATACAGATAGCAGACGTAGGCGAGCAATATACTCAAGCACCTCGAGTAGTAATTGACGGTGATGGCACTGGTGCTACAGCTCAAGCATTTGTATCAAACGGCAAAGTGTCTGGAATCCAAGTTTTAACAGTTGGTTCAGGATATACAAAAGCCCCAACTGTTACATTAGTTGGTGGTAATGCTACAGGTTATAGAACAGCAAGAGCTGTTCCGATCTTAGGCGACACTAAAACAAGAACTTTTGATTTAAAAATTAAGTTTGATAGATTAGCTAAACAAGGATTATACACAAACTTATCTTATTCTCAAACATTCGTTGCCAGCGGACTTACCGCAGTATTTGAATTAAATTACGCACCAACAAGAGATAAAAGTAAGATAACAATAACTAAAAACAGTCAAGTAGTGTTAACCAACGAATATGAAATTAGTTTATATATTTCAAGCGTCGATGACTACAGTTTATTAAAGGGTAAAATAAAATTTATAGAAGCTCCTTTAAAAGATGATGTTATTATTATAACATATCAAAAAAATGACGAGTTATTAGACAGTATCAACAGGATTGAAAAGTATTATTCTCCAAGCAGCGGCATGCTGGGTAAAGAATTAAATCAACTAATGACTGGTATTGATTACGGCGGAGTTTCGATACAAGGAACAACATTTGATGTCACCGGCG